AGACCAGACCACCGATAGTCCTACCCAAAACTTTGCGACATTTAGTCCAAGTTTTTCATCATCATCTATGTTATTATCTGAGGGTAATCTTACAGTTACAGACAATGCAAATGCTAATTATGAGTCAGCTTATGTTGGTATGCCAGTTCAAAGTGGTAAATACTATTTTGAAATTACAATAGATGTTGCTCCACAATTTTTATTTTTAGGTGTAAATAATTTAGCAGCAGTAACAGCAAATAAAAATCAATATCCTGGTTATGCTGATGGAAGTGCTAGTTTTTTATTTCATACATCTTCTGATAGTATATATTATGGAGGTAATAATTATATTAATGCAGGTTCAGCAACAACTCTTAGTAATGGTGATAAAGTTGGAGTGGCTTATGATGCAGATACTGGTGCATTTTGGGTAGCAAAAAACAATAGTTGGTTATATAGTGGCAATCCATCAACTGGTGCTAATCCATTGTTTAGTGGTATCACCTCTAAGGAATTAGTTTATTTTAGTACAGCTAGTTGGTATTCAAGTGTAAAACAATCATATAATTTTGGTCAAAAATCTTTCAGCTATACCCCACCGACTGGCTTTGTGGCTTTGCAACAGGACAACCTACCAGAGACTTCAAAAGGTGTAAGTGGATTAGTGTGGACGAAGAACAGAGATGCTACGGATAGTCATCAATTATATGACAGTTCACGAGGAAGACAAAAAGATTTACATCCTAATACAACTGATGACGAAAGTACAACAACTGATGGTTTACAAAAATTTCTTAAAGGTGGTCAACAAATTGAAGATAATGATGCAATTAATACAGCTGGTGAATCTTTCGTTAGTTGGAACTGGGTAGCAAATTCAGGAACCACTAGTACCAATACTGATGGTTCAATAACTTCAACTGTCCAAGCTAATACAACTGCTGGATTTTCTATTGTACAATGGACAGGACTGGGTGGAGGAACTGGAAGAACAATCGGACATGGACTTTCGTCAGCACCTGAGTGGATAGTTGTAAAAAACTTAACTGGTTCAAGTAGTTATAACTGGAATGTGTATCACATAGGCACAGATGCAAGTAATCCTTCAGATTATTTTGTATCATTAAACACAACTAATGCTAGAGATAACTCTGCTAACCTTTGGAATGATACTGCTCCAACCTCAACTGTTTTTTCTGTAAATCACGAAGCAACTGCTGGTGTATCAGGTAATGAAATGATTTCATACTGTTGGCATGAAATTCCAGGCTATTCAAAATTTTCTAGCTACACTGGAAATGGGTCAACTGATGGTACGTTTGTGGCGACCAATTTTTCTCCCTCATTTGTGATGGTAAAAAATGTCTCGGTGTCTGGTACTTGGGTTATATGGGATAATAAAAGAACACCAATAAATCCAATGGGTACAGCATTAAGAGCAGATACTACTTCGGCAGATACTACTGGCTATGACATAGATTTTTTAAGTTGTGGGTTTAAAATTAGGGATAGCGAAAGTTCAGTAAACGGAAGTGGAAACACAATAATATATATGGCATTTGCCGAACGGCCATTTGTCGGAGATGGTACTAATCCTGTAACGGCTAGATAAATATGAATAAATATGGTATATAAATAAAAGGAGATAAAAAATGTGGGCAATAGTTAAAGCAAGTCAATTAGTACAATTGGTATCAAGTCCAAAGTCAGTGGTTATAAATGATATAGCACATCCGAAAGAAATTTTTATTCATTGGAAAAAAGATGAATTAAAAAAAATAGGTATTTATGAATTTATTTCTGGCACACAAGCTGATTCTCGATTTGAAACTGGAGGTGCTATTTCCTATTCTGTTGATGACAAAGCAGGCACAGTTACAGAAAAGATTACAATAAAAAATAAAAAACTAACAGATACAAATGAAGTTGATGAAAAAGATGATCCAATATTAGATGAAAATGGAGATCAAGTTGTTACAAAAGGTTTAAAATCTATATACAAAGAACAAATCAAATCACAAGCAAAATCATTATTATCAAGTACAGATTGGATGGTATGGCGATTTGTAGAAGATAATACAAAGAAAATTCCTACTGGAGTATCAACTTATAGAGTAAGTGTAAGAACAAAAGCTGATGAAATATGCACAGCGATAGATGGATGTACTTCTATGACAAAATTTAAGGCTTTGTTTGAATCTACTTACAAAGAAGATGGTTCAATAGATGTTATTGCAAAAATGAATGATTTTCCAAGTAACAAAGATATTAAGGAGTATGAAAGATGATGTTAACTAAGCACATAGTGAAATTTGGAAATTTTTTAGTAAAAATACCTAAAGCTACTAAAAGAGTTTGGGATTTAGCTGAAAATCGCTGGGGTTACAAAAAATGGCAGGATTAAGTGTAACAACAGCTCCAACAAGCGAGCCTATCACAAGAGCAGAGGCAAAATCCTTTTTACGAGTCGATATTAGCGATGATGACACTTTAATTGATAATCTTATTCAAGCAGCACGAGAATTTTGTGAAGAATATACAGGACGAACTTTAATCAATACAACTTATAAATTATCTCTTGATGGTTTTGTTGAAGATAATGTTCCTATCAAAGAGGGCTTATATCAAGCACCATACATGAATTTTTATAAAAGGTATATTCCTTTAGCAAGACCTCCTCTTGCCTCTGTAACCTCGGTAAAAACCTTTACAGATGATGATACAGAGTCAACCTTTGCTTCTTCTAAGTATTATGTAGATACACAAAGAAATCCAGGGAGAGTAGTATTAAGAGATGGAGAAACATGGCCGACAAGTTTACGAGTTGCTAATGCCATTGAGATAGTATATGTAGCAGGATATGGGTCTACAGCTTCAAGTGTGCCAAGTGCTTTAAAAGTAGGTATTCGAGAACACGTTACTTACTTATATGAACATAGAGGGGAAGTAGAGGCGAATCTTAAAAACTTTCCATTAATATGCAAACAATTATATCAACCTTATAGAGTTTTAAACTTTTCAAACAATCCATTTTCTAATTCTGGAGGATACTAATGCCTGTTGGTAAAATGAGGCATAGGGTTAATATCCAAACAATTGCCAGAGTTGCTGATAGTATGGGTGGAAATGCTCATTCGTTTAATACTACTGTAGCGGTATGGGGTAGTGTAGAACCCATGGTAGGTAACGAAAGAGTAGAGGGTGGGCAAATTGAATCAAGGCAACGATATAAGTTTACCTTGAGATATAATTCAAATCTCACTGTAGATGATAGATTAAATTATGATTCCAAAGACTTTAGGATACTTTCTATTCAAAAGAAATTTGATATAGATAAATATCAAGTTGTTATTGCAGAAGAAGGAGTGGCAACGTAATGGGTGTAAAAGTAAATATTAAATCACTAAATCCTAAAGGATTTCAAAATTATACTAAGTCTCTTGAAAAAAAAGTAAAAGACAAAATTAATATTGCTGGTTTACTAGTAATGAATACTGCAATAGATTCAATTAGAGGGGGTGGTAAATCTGGATTAGTTTATGAGAAATATAGCCCAAGAAGAACTCATAGAAGTAGTGCTGCAGGTCAAGCACCAGCTTCTGATACAGGAGTTTTAGCTGGTATGATAAGTCTTAATCTCACAGAAAATAATATGGTTGCAGAGGTGGAATCCAAAGCAAAGTATTCTATTCATTTAGAATTTGGCACACAAAATATGAAGGCAAGACCTTTCATGTTTCCTGCCCTTGAAGAAAACAAACCAAAAATTCGTAGAATGTTTGCAACTATAAAGGGAAAAGCTAAATGAGTTTACATTCTAAAAATCTTCAAATAGCGATATTTAATATATTAAGTGGTGATTCAACACTCGATACTTTGATTGGTAATAATCGAATATATGATGAAGTCCCTCAAGGTTCTGCCTATCCCTATGTTGAAATAGGAGATGAAACAACAATAGATAATGGTGTAAAAGACAAAGATGGACAAGAATTTACACAAACAATTCACATATGGAGTAGATATAGAGGAAGCAAAGAAACAAAGGAAATAGCAGAGAGAATATATACTTTATTGCATAATAGTGCTATAAGTGTAACAGGAGCTTCATTTGCTAATTGTCGTAATGAGTTTTTTACGATATTATTAGACGATGATGGGTTGACTCGACATGGGGTTATGAGATTTCGTGTTGTAGTCTTTGATACTTAACTTTAACAAGGAGATAAAATATGGCGGCTCAAAAAGGTTCAGCCTTATTAATGAAAATAGGTGATGGTGCATCCCCAGAAGTTTTTACAACCATTGGTGGTATGCGATCAACATCTATTTCAATGAATGATGAAGTAGTTGATATTACAAATAAAGATTCAAGTAGAGCAAGAACTCTATTGGCTCAA